TTTAGTCAATTCACCTTTATAACCACGTTCACGTAACATGTTTATAAGGGCTTCATCACTATGCAAACAGTCGTTACTTTTTGCCTCGCCTGTCAACAGGCTCGGCGAGGGCTGAAATGCTGCAACCGCTCTCACCACGTTACTGTAGTACTTGCTGGTGTTGAGGTTGAAGCTGCCATTACTAAAGTACACGTTCCAGCTGTAGTACTGACTGTACTCACTACAACTCCAAACCCAAGTTTCATCAGAATCTTCTGTAGGAAGTAAACACTCATCGGGACATCCAATTTCTTCCATTGCTTTGTTTATTTCATCACGATATGCGCGAAGAACTCCTAGCTCCATCAAACAAGGCAAATACCACTGGAGATCACCTTTTTGATAATTCCAACAACGTTTAGCAGCAGTCATTCCGTCAATATTGACCTGTGCTTCTACAATACGTTTGGTTAGATCAAATCCGGAGAAAGTTTGCATAGCAACGGACTCATTCTGCTCTTCAGTCAAGACCCTATCGGTGTTTCCCCATCGTTCTTGCCAGGTGTCAAACGCCAAAATACGGCTCATAAAATCTGTTGTTACGATAATGCCAATAGCATTAGTATAATCCATACCTCTTGCTCTGAAATCTGCGATTTCATACTGTTTCTTATCGGCTCCTAAAACCGAAATAGAATGCTTTTCCATACTTGTTAAATTATTAAATGTTGATTTTAGAACCACACTAACATTCTTGGGGTCTTCCAATAAAAATTGAACACTGGAAACATCTCTTTAAGTGTGGTAGTTATTTTTCCTGTAATATTTTTCAGATGTCTTATTCGCAAATAATTAACAGTCACGATATAATCAACTCCAAAACGTAGTCCTATTTGCGAAAGAAGCGATTTCAAGAATATTTTTATATGTTGCTTTGCATCAGTAATTGAACGATAGCCAAAATCAATGTTAGCTACATACTTGATACGCTTGCGTCTCATTTATTTTTCAGCTTGTTATTAAATTTGATCTTTCCATTTTTATATAAATCAATTTTCTTTTTACGACATTTCCGTTTTAACTCTGTCCAATATTCTGTTGGGTATTGCTTAGAGTGTTTACGAACAGGAGGAGATAGTATAGATTGTATAAGCCGCTTGCTAACATTGAACATAGCGGCCAATTTTCTTTGACTATATCCCTCACGGGCCAAAATTTGAATAGCTTGGCGTTGTTCTGGAGACAACTTAGCGCGACCATCAAACTTGGTTCCTGCCAACTTGATATTCTCAATTTTCAATGGCATATTTATTACTGTTTTAATGTGAATAGATTTTATAGTTTTATATGGTGTGAATAGTTGTCCACTTTAACCATTGTTTAACACAAAAGGCTGCTCTATTTTATTAGAACAGCCTTTGCTTTACAGACATCACTTTAACTATGGTCGATTGTACCTTAGTCCGTCTGTATGAATAAACCATTTCTTTAAACTTCCGTCCGGCTTCTTTACTTTCTCAATATCCACTGTTAACCAATGAATAGCTCCCTCACCGAACTTAATTTCCCTTTTAGTTGGGTGCCTCCAATAATCAATTGTTTTATTGTTTTCCATAATCAATTATCGTTTATGACTACTGCATCATTTTACTTTTCATGATCTACAAACACAAATATATTCTCCGGCAACTTTATATTCCTCATAGCGTCCATCCCAATGATTTAACACAGAGCACCAACCATCCTCACTTATGATTGAATCCAGCCAATCACTCAAAGAATCAGTAGTACTTTTAGCAGCCACAGCTTCGCGCCATAAATACTCATATTCACCATCATTATGTACTCTATCACTAGCTATATTGTTCAGTTCGTCTTCTGTACCAATATAATAATCAATACCATTTGCACAATACAGTTGTTCACCATAGGGGCATTCTTCAAATGTATCATTTAAATCACCGAATGTACATCCCAAATGTATTCCCAAAGCGACAAAGCGTTTTGCTTCATCTTCGTCACATTCACGTAAATCCATTACTTGTTGAATGATTTCTCCTGTGGCAACAAACCCTTCCTCACCCATGTCAAAAACTGCTTCCAGTTCTTCTGTTAACGCATCCTCTTCTTCTTCAACAAGGTCACAAATACTATTTATAACTTCTTCAATGTTACCTGGAAGTGGATCGTACAGCCAACCATGACCATATCTGTATCCTTTATCCACATACAGCTCTTTTATAGCAAGAAAGAAACATTGCACATTGTAGTCTGATAGGTTATGTTTTAAGCTCTTGTTTGACAATCCAAGAATATATTTAATGGGATTGTTGCCCATTTTCTCGTAAATAACATTTCTCACTTGCACTAGAGCAACATTACTAATATTAAAGTTTTTGACAATAATTTGGAAAGAAATGCTATCAAACTGTTCACGGTAATGCTCGTTATATGTTTTAAACAACTCCACAAAGTAATTGTAGTCGTTAACATATTGCTCACTGTTTAAATATTCGTCTTGACGAACTGTACCGCCAGACATACCTCCTAGATGGCATTTCTTCCAAAATTCCAGAAGTTTTGTTTGTCCTTCTGTACGTGGAATTATGTGATCATCGCATTGCCCAGCACACATACCTCCAGAACCACATACCGATACACTAAAACCTTGATTAAACTCTTGCAATGTTTCACGGTTTCTACGAGTAAAATTTTCTTTATACACTTCAAATTCTACAGTCCAACTATTTTTATTTTCGTCCCGGAACTGCACAGAACGTTTGAATATTATATCTCTCATTACCAGTAATAATAACTATATTTTAATAAGCCAGAGAAAATACTTGTTTCACCCTGGCTTATTCTATCTGTTTTGAACAAACTATTTACGCCATTCACTAATCTTTGCTGCCACATCAATATTATTGTCATCCAGCATTTTCTTTAGTAGCCCAATCAAACGCCAACCTTCTCTATTCTCATACAACTTTGCCTTCTTGTTCAAAAAAGCAAGGGATGTATTTTTACTCAATGTTTTTCCATTGTCGTCAATGATAACACAATTATGAAAACGAATCATGTTCTGCATTGTAAAGAACGCCCCAGCCCCCTTGTAAGCATCTAGCCATGCTGCACTTTGAGGAGCCTCCCAGTGCATTTTGATACGCCTTTTATTGAACTCCTGTACCGCCCGCCAAAGTTCATAGGTATTCTCGGCATGTTGTATTTTATGCACTGCAAACAACAATGGCCTAATTACTTTTTTATCAAAATCATCTACAAAAATGTTTTGACCATTGATACGTTTATATGGTATCCCTTTACATTTTCTCAATTTCAACTCCTCAAATCTCTTTTTGAGTTTCTCGATATAGTCTTTTGCCATATCTAATACCACTTTCTTATTGAACCAGCGATTCCGATCTCTGAAATTATCAACATCACCATTTTGCATCATTTTGTGCTGGGCATACAACTCATTATTTAGCATTTTCCACTGATATTCATATCCCATACTACGAATCACCTCTGTAACTCCAATCGGCTTATAAGCACCGTATGTATGGGTGGTTATATAAATTATACGGAACATCTGTGCCATTACCCAACGTCTGAATAATTGGCGATTAGGAATTGTGCCTTGAATGATAATAGCCTGGAAGATTGGATCGTCTTCTTTCAAGATACTAATGACACCGTCTCTTTTTGAAGCTATAAACTCCAAGCCATCGGCGCTTTGCATTGCAAAAAGCTCACTAACATCAACACCGGCTTTCTTTAGGGCTTCGATGCGTTCTTTGGCTTTTGGTTGGTTAGCTGTAAGCGTAAACTCTGTACCACACTCAGGACATTCAAATTTTAACTGTTTCATAACTTATTAATAATTTAATTTTAATCTGATTATTTATTTCTCTATCGTAATCCAGTGTTTGAGAATTACTAAATCTCTGTCTTTGTTGCTTTGCCAAAACCATTTACCCATCTTATCGGTGTTCCAACTTATACCCAATATTATTTGACAGAGAATGTATAATTCCAATTCAACTTGTGCTATATCTCGGCCAACTCCAAACAACATGTCTTCATCCTCCAAATCTTTATCAGACAAAGCCTTAAAGTATTTTCGGCTTTTACATTCACTCATTGTTGATGGAATAGAATGTTTATATCGAATGTATAAATGTTCTACATGAGACAGGAACTCATCAAGAGAAGTACACAATTCCACCCCTAAGTTTCCTTCATACTGCGAATTCCGTATAACATATTGACCGTTGAGTTTGAAACTTTGTGTTTTAAAATCTACTTTAAACTTTGCTCCACTCTTTACAGCCTGTATTGATTCTTGATAAATATTTTTCATGATTTTTACTTTTGATTTTACACTCAAACCTTTGACACATTTCTTTAAAAGTCTGATATTAACATCCAGAATACGCCGGAATATAGGTTTATAAAACCGTAGATGCCGGCGTAATTGTCGGATAGTTGTTAAACGCAAGGCTCTTGTATAAATGAAAGTTGTGTTACTTATTAAACAGCCCTCATTTAGCGTGACGCATGTCTATATGCTTATGATATATACTGTATCAAGTAAGATACCCGCGTAATCCTAGGTCATACATAGGATGACCGTCATCACGCGGACATCATATCTTGTCCAGTATGTTAAATTACTAAATCTCAGACTGTAAACTTTGCGTTAAGTAATAAGTTGTAATTCTCAAAATATTGGCACATTTCTATACTTATTCGATTTAGAGCTGGTGTGATCAGGAACGGACCAGTACAATTAGTACACGGTCCTTCCTGATATATAACCAGCTATATAAATGATATTTCTTGAATTACATTTCTGTGCTAAATAGTTATCCTCATAATACCGATACATTACTTTACCAAATAGATGTATTCCGGTTGGATATTCCTGGAGCAGATGAGTTATCGACTCATAGATCCAGGAAACTGCTCACCGGAACAGTAAACAAATGTATTCCTTGGATAGCTTCAGATGTATTTCGTTTATTTTACAAGTTCTCAAACAATTGGCACATCTCTTTACTCTCATGATAATTATAAATATGACCTGATCGAGAACCTGAGGTGAAGAGGCTATGCAGCCTTGTAACCTCTGGTGAACGATCAATAGTTCATACTTAGAATATGAAAACATTTTCTTGAACTTGCCTGCTGTGCTGCTTTATAAACCCTCATAACAATCGACACATTTCTTTATCTTCATTGATATAATCCAGATGATTATATGGTGCCCGGAGTAGATACTGAAGGATGTAATCCTTCAAGGATAGAATCGGGGCACCTAATATATAATCTGGATATAAAACATTTATTCCTTGGATTTATTTGCTGTGTGTTCAGATTGTAATTACAATATTGCAACTAATGTATTGTAGACCGCTCGTCTCGTTAAAATAGCATTCTGCATACACCCAATTGTCAAATAGCCTTCAATTTCCTTACTTTTAGATTTATTTCGATTAGCCTTAACATTCCGACCAATGCCTCTAACAACACAACCATCAGGCTTATCTTTAACATAGCCAAGGCCACCGACTTTATGTTTCCCTGTTTCAACAGCTCTTAGGCAATCCATAACAAATTTATTCAACTCATTAATGTCAGCCCTCACATTGCACACTGGAAGAATTTGTGTGGCCCAACTATATTCGCCATTCCCTTTATACAAATATCGGTTAACCGAATCCACAGCCTTCTTCAACGTAATACCACGTTTTCTGATGGTTCTTGATTCTATTTCTTTCTGGAAGGTTTTAAGGCGATTGGGAGAGAAAGAAATCATATTCCCCTTAATACTAAATCCCAGAAATTTAAACCACTTGTCCATAGTCAGGTACTCTACCTTCTTAGGATTTAATTTCATTGATTTTTCAGCCAATTTCTTTTGTAAAATGCTCATTGCCTTTTCATAATCCGGGCCAACAAATAGCATATCGTCAGAATATCTCACATAAGAACCATTCATTTTTGATAGCTCTTCATCTAACTCGTACAACAGGACATTGGCTAGCCAACTTGCCACAGCACACCCTTGTTTAAGTGATTGGTATTTGTCACATAGCTTGTTGTTCTCATCAAAATACAACCCGCAATGATAATATTTTCTCAATACATCAATCAAGGCAGAATGACCATGTTTAGCTTCCACCTGGTCAAAAGCAGCATCAATGAACTGGATTGGAACACTATCAAAGTACTTGCTCAAATCAGATTTCCAACCTACACAACCATCACTCTGCATATCAACAATGGTGTGACTTACTTCCAGAACCACTTTACCGCAACCAATACCGGTCTGATATGACTTACAAGCAGGGTGAATCATCTCAGGCATTAAATCAAACAATAAATCATTTGCAATGCTTAAAATTATCCGATCAATCGGTTCGTTTACATATACTGTGCGAAATTCTCCATTATCCTTTGGTATCTGCGCAGTGTGTGGTGGCGTTATCTGATATTTACCGCTTAACATGGCTTCTGCCATACGAATTCTTGTAGGTTCTTCAGTTAACTTGATAAGATCACTCTTCCGAATATCCTTCAGAACACCTTTCTCAATTGCTTTTGTCCATCTATCAATGTCGAAAAACATTGTAAGAATCTTGTCTTTCATTTTATATTTCCCTTCTTTTTAAGTTGTTCTTTATACCTCCTGTGTTCACGAATCGTTGCTGCCCATTCTTCTTTGGTAGGTTTGTATCGCCCATCCGCTTTGCGTTGTTTTAAATTCTCTTTACTTTTTAAGTATTTATCTGGGCAACAAATAAATTGGATAAGTCTCTTGCTTACTCCAAACATTTTGGCAAGTTTAGAGTAACTAAGTAACTCATTTTCCCTCAACCATTTTATATATTCTTTTTGGTCTGGAGCGAGTTTTATTCGTCTATCATATTGAGTTCCGGCGATACGAATCTTTTCAGATTTGTACGGCATCGTTTTGAGGAAACATTAAATCATCATGCAGGTTATTTGGACATCGTTCATCAAACCAATGCCAGACATCGAGTTTTGAAGTTCCGGCTAAGAAGTTGAGAAAGTCCTTTTCAATCTCGTCATCATTGTTGACTGGAATATCCCCAAACATTTCCCATAATTCTGAAAGGGTGCATAATTCTACATGTTCTTCACAAATGCTACACCAACAATCTTCCTCTTCTATTGAATCGTTGTATCTGATTTCACGTGTATTCGGATTTACCCATGCCCTTTCTTCAACATCACTACTTCCACATTTAGGGCAATACAATGTGTCTAATGACCTTTCTACTTGTATCCCCTTCTTTTTAAACACTATGTCAAACTTTTTAAGATTTGAAAGTTCTGTAAGAACCATTTCTGTTATAAAAGCCTTCATCTTATCTATTTGTTCATCAGAAGATGTGCCCCATATATTAGCCGCAGCTTGTACTGCATTTTGCATTGAGAAACATATTTGCGTCCAGTCATCGTACTCTTTTTTATCTTCGAGGATTTCATGGATTAGCATTTTCGCTCTCTCAATGTATTCTTGATTGAATGATTTTGATGTTTCCATATAACTTCGCAATTAGTTTAATTTGTTATACAATTCTCTTTCGGTCGCATTTGCTTCACGATACAGCATATATACACCACCAAGAGTTGAGTTGTAAATAAGAGTGTATCCATCTTTGTGATGTACGGAATCAGTGCCATTATTTACCCACCTAGGTTCTTCGCAGCGAATATCATCGTCAGTCCATTCATCGCTATCCCATTGCTTCAGATAATCAATAACAGCTTCTCCATTCGCATCGGTGAATACAGTTCCATACCCTTTGCCATCATACAGTTTATTGCATTCGTCCAGCATGTCTCCGTACTGGACATCAACGATAATTCTATATAATTTTTGGGGAACAATTGATCTTTGTGACATAATTATCTTTTCTTATTTCGTTTCCGGTCTTTTCTTATTTGCTTCTTGTTACGTCCATTTTTTGTTGAGGAGCCTTTATATGTAGGAGGAACCCGTCTCCACGGAGTCGTTTTTTCTTCATAATCTTCTACTTTCTCAAAATAGACAGTAGGTGGGTTTTCAAATAATATCATATCTTTCCACTTTGAATATTAATCTATTTCATTTAATACCAAATTTCTCACATTTTCGATTTTATACATCATTTCATTAGCGTACAAAACCATCTGTTCAAACGATGTCCTATCTTGAATCAAATCTTCTGGACGCGACATTGAAACATGTTCATAATCGGAAATTTGATTATCAAGATTATCATCAGAGCCAATTATTGCAATTATTTGATTTATCAATTCCTCTTTACTCATTTCTAGTTTATTTTGATTTTTTTTTGTTCTTAGGCTTTTTAATTGATTGAAGCCCCTTTTCAGCTCTTTTTAAACAGACTTTGCATATTCCAACGTTTGAAATATTATTTCTAAAGATAGAATACTCATAATCTTCTATTTTCCCATCCTTATCATACCATTTCCTGTTCCATCCACGAGAACACATAGGATAACCCGGATTAGAAAAATCACCATCATAAAGATGTGTTACCATGTTTTCACCATTATCACCACGAAAGACTCCGGTTATATATTCTTTACCATTAATATTCATATCTGATTTGTTTTACACTATTAATATTATCCTTCTTTCTATACGAAGTAAGTTGTGATTTATGTCAGGAGCAAACCATACAAGATACCATTCTCCTTTTGTAAATCCTTTCCACATTTTACCTTCATATCTTCCTGTGGGTATCGAGGTAGAATATTCTTTTAGTCCTTTAAACGTTTGTTCGTTCATAAGGGCATGGGTATCATCTAACTCGATAAATCTTCTGTGAGGTTGTCTCCAATTTCTCCCTAATGGATCGGTGATTGGCGGTATTATCTGTTCTCCGTTCATTTATAAACTATTTAAAGTTACCAAACCCTAATATCACAGTCTCTAAAATAGTATTCCAGTTCTTTTAGCCCTTCCAAACTATGTAGCCCACCCTCACCAACAACTTCAATATCAACAGATATTTTATAGTCTGTTTTAATGCTTACATTTGAGTTGTTGAAAGTTTTTTTCACGCATTCTAAAATGCTTGAAGAATCAGCTTCGTTTTTTACTATATTGATTATCATTGTTCTATATATTTTGATTATGCAACATCATCTAACGGTCCACTATATACACACCCATCTGCATAATACAGTCTGTCTTCATACTGATTATTATGCAGTTCTTCTCTGATTGCATCTTCATTATCAGCCCAATACTCATATTCCTCATGCCAGCATTTGAAAAAGCTGTCGTAGCATTGTTCTATTAAGTCTGTTAGCGAGAAGTTGTCCGGATAACTACACCAAGTTTTATAATATTTGATGATAGGTTCAAGCAAGTAGAGGTCGTAACACATACCTGTTAGTGGGCAATCACCATCTACAGATTTGATAATACGGCTTCGTCTGTATTTGTAAGTGTATTTTTCATTTATATATTTGCCTGGAGATGAGTAATATCTACCTTGTGTAATGTATGGCATAATATTATTATTGATATATCTAAACAGTAACTTACCACACAGTTCCTCTGCGTAAATATCATTATCACAATCAACCGGACATTCAAAAATTGGATTATCGTTATATTTGAAATTAAAGTTGTATCCGCTATAATTAACACCCCAGTTACATGAGTTGGTATTTGTCAATTTTTCAAAAGCTCTTAGAGATGTTACATAATCTGAACCGTAAGCATCCATGCACTGTTCCATTATATTCCAGCGTTCACGCTCAATAATTTCTTTTTGTACCTCTTCTGACAATTCATCAAAAGTGTACAGTTGCAATGTTATTGTTTTCATTGATTTAAGATTGTGGGGTTTCAAACTCTATATAAAGGTACTCTGATATATCTGACTGGAAATTATAAGATATTCTGTGTGTACCAAAAGTTTCAAAGAACCAGTCAACAAGAAAGTCACGGTCCTCGTTAGCTTGTTTACTATCTTCACCGGCATCCAGTCTGGCGATCATGGCATTTACAAGAGGGGTGTCGTATGTAACTTCCCCATAAATATGGTAGGGATAGTCATAATCAATGTTATTGAAATTGCCACAGATTCTATGATCTGGATTATGAAGATATTTTTTCATATCGCAGTTAAACCGCCAAGCCATTTCATTGCTCTTATCTTCCAGATACTCGTCCGAAAAGTTCTCCATGATAAAATCTTTATTTTCATCATCAACCATACTTTCACGTGCATCTTTAAGAATTTGACAAAGGCGTGTTGTCATATTATCAATATTTATATACTTCTTTTCTTCCATTTGGTCTTTATGTTTTAAAATAGCCATATCCTTTCGCAATTAACATATCCATAATTGGTGTAACTTATTTTGTTAACCAGTATTACGTCATTATCATGGAAATCATGCCAACCATGTTTGTTATCATGGAAAGCAACTATAACCAGGTTATACGTGAGGTTATATCCAATTATGGTACAATCCCAATTATTGATAACCCCTTCTCTACCTACATATTTAAGTGCATATTCTTTGGCTATTGACATTACTATTTTATCTGAAGTTGAAGATTATCATTACCATAAGAATACATCATTACAGAAGCTCCACAAGGAGCGTTTTTGCCAGCATGGAAACATCTTACACCTATTTCACGAAGTTTCTGAAAAGCATCCAATGATTGATTTTCATTTGGAAAATGCAAATCAATAGAACTACCAATATCTACATGCTGCACCTGTAAGGACACTTTGTTTTTGTGATTTAAGACTAGTACATCCATATTATTCATTATTTTCTTGTTCATGTCTATATTGCCTGTATCTATCGTATGCTTTAAATGTCTCTGCTATAGTTTCAGAGAGATCGTTAAATTTCAGAGGAGTAATCCTCGCAAAATATGCAATCCCTTTAGTTGGATAGCAACAATTTGTTACAAGTCTATCTGGAGTGCCAAATAAACCTTTAACTTTAAAACGGTCATCTGCTCTTACTTGGAAGTGCTCTGACAACACCTTTAGCGTTTCATTACCGACCTTGACTGCTTCTTCCAAAGTATCAAATATATCTATAGTAATTGTCTCACTACGAGAAGTGGCTGGACAGCAACCTATCGGTCTATCATGGTAACGAAATTCTATTTCTAACAACTCCTTTTGCATATTTCCTTTTGTTTTTATTATCGAATAGTTTTTTGATGGTGTCCATAGTTGTCCACTTTTTGAATATTAACTCGCTTTAACTTTAAAGGAAAAGGCGCAACCAGAACAACAATATTCTGATCGCGCCACCCTTCAAACAAAAACATGTCGAACAACACACATGGAAACAACTAATATATGTAGTGTTCCGGGAATCGAACCCGGATTTCTACCATAACACTTTAATTGTGCTTACGATATTCTCTCACTTGTTCAATATCATCCATATTGTTCCACCAAATTGAAAAGTCATAGTAAACAAGATCCTCATCAAATTCTTCCTCCCCATCTTCATTTGTAGAAATATAGTCTTCTCTGTCAAGACTGGCTATATCAATCATATCTTTGGTGTCTGTGATACCGTCAAACCAATCTTTCGCTTCTTCCACATCATCTTCGCTAACGCCTGCATCAAAATGTTTTTCATCCTTATATCCAAGCCAGTCTGCGATTGTATCAAAGTCAAACCAAAAGAAATTATTTATGTCATCATCGGTCCAACCACTTTCAGGAGCATCACTCTCCATTATGGATTCAATTTTATCCAGTTGTTCATCGGTACAATTCTTTGCCCGATCCTCACCCCCCACCCCAAAATTTGAAATCTCGAAGTGAAATTTCTGATATAACTTTCATAGTTTATTTTCTTTTAAAAGTTCCTTTGCAACTCTTCCTACCCGCAGTAAGTATTCATTCCAGACTCTCCCATCAGAGAACTTATTTTGAACAACAGCACTATAACCGCATTTTATATTCAATTCTCTCACATCATAAGGGGAAACAAGCATACCGCCATGTTGTGCCAAGTTATAATCCGGTTCTTTAGGAAATGATTTTATATACCTCTTAATAATTTGAATACTCTCTTGCTTATCCTTTCCTTTGGATAACAATTGTTTCTCAATACTATTCATAACAGCATTGAGATTAGGATTTACTGAATACTTCATATTACCATAGTTTTATGTATGAATGCTCCAACGTCTTTCAGTCGCATTTGGGGACATAATTATCCCGCCGCAAATTTTACGCTCGCCATTTACCACCTCAGAAAATCCAAAGCTATTTTTCGCAAAATCACCGTATATTTCAATATGTTGGTTAACGGCACATCTCACCCATTTTTGTAGCCTTTTCAAACAATCTTCAAAGCTTGAATCTTGCAATTCTGAAGCAATATTCTTGACTTCTTCTACACATTTAGATATTTCCGGGGACATTTTTAACCCCAATGGTATGTTTATGACTGCATATTCTTCAGGGTATTGAATGGAAAGTTGGTGTATCCGGTTTCCCCAGATATTATTGAATATTGAAACAATCTTATCCTTAGATACTTTTTGAAACTGTGCTCCATCCCAATAAAAATACTTATTATAGTCCAAATCGTCCCAATAAACAATACTTGCGATAATAGCAAGAGAATCTTTCATAATTGCAAACCGGTTACTTTCTGACGAAAAAAGGCTTTCTACACTGGGGCCAATAAAACACAGATGTGTTCCGTGTGTGCGCACTAACCAAAAGAATGGTTCATTGGTATTTTCAAGAGCTTTCAAATCATACTTCTCGAAATCAGAGATACACAAATTGGTATCGTATAACTCTTTGCGCATTTGTTCGATAATTTCTGGTATCATACTTCTTTTATTTTAATTTTCACTTTTTATCAATCTTCCAGTATAACCGCGGTATTCAAGCAATGTCACAATAAGATGATCTGGCACATCTCTCAAACGTCTATAATTTTCCGTTAACACTTCAAGCAGATATTCTTCATCTTGCCCCTGCAAAATATTAGTCAACTCCCAGCCATAACTTGTGTACATGCCTATATATTTATTACTTTGGAATAACGTAATTCTCCAGTGTATCCGCGTCTACGCAACTCAGCAAATAACATGTTGTCATCAAAATCAGACATTTTTAGGGTTGCTTTTACTCCTTGTTGAGTGATTCTACCGCTAGATTTGCGTCTTCTTTCTTTATCACACTTCTTACAATAGTTTGCCAATCCATCTTTGGTTGCCTTATTTTTAGAAAAATTTGATCTGGGCAAACTCTGGCCACACTCTTTACACACTTTTGTTTCCATTGTTATCTTGATATTAATTGTTCTCTTCAGGGTGATGTTTCAAATATTCGATAAGTTCACAGTCATATATTTGTTCTTGAACAATTTCAGAAACAAGAGAATCCCCTTTAGTTTCCCAGAATTTCACCAACAAATCAATATCGACACATTCTGGATGCTCTGTAATTATGCGCTCCCGGATTTCTTTCGGAATACTATCAACCACATCACACACATAATTCAAGTGGCAGGCTTTTAATGTTAGTACAACAATAACGCATCCCACGATTACTTTAAATATCTTTTTCATTTGATGCGTTTTTTACCGCTGTACATTTCCAGTGCACGCTCTACAAGTAAGTTCTGATTCCTGTCATCCAAATTGGCAAAAAATTCTTCTACCGCTCCATAATGACCATTTTGACTATTATATTCACGATACTTATTCCATAAATGTCTCCATCCACATTCGGCTTTTTCAAAAGCAACAGCACATTCGTGCTCATCCCAGCAATTCCACATATAGTAGAAGAAACTGGCTATATCATTCTTTTTTGCCATTATCCTTCACATCAATTGTTATAAACTTGAAATATTTCCAATTCTCCAACACAATACTATATTGTTTCCCATCCTCCAGTTGGTACATGGTACCATCTTTCAATGTTAAGAAGTAAGTGTTTCCATCTATCCTCACAATCTTCTCCACGCGCTGTATGTTTCCTGTAAATACCCGTATAGTTTTGGCGTTTATCGCAATACAGGAAAACAACAGGCATATAACTACCAAGATTCTATAGAATTTACTACCAATTGCAGTAGCCACTTTGATGTACTTTTTCCGCTTATATATCACAATATGTCTCTTCATAGATTTACGCTTTAAATAAATCATACACAGTTTTTCTCTTCACAGTAATATTTTGAGATTTAGGCAAATAGAATGTCATATTTGCACAAGAGGTAGAAATAATTTTCACGCTCGTTCTTTGGATTCTTGCTCGTTTCATGCTTTATATTTTAAAAGGTTTACAATCAGATACAAAAATGGCACGCACTCTAAAGTACATGCTACAATTAAAGCGGGTAACAAAGACTCGCACTTCTTGCACGCTACGCTTCCACGTTCGTTTTACCCATAAAAATAGCACGCCTGTATTCACCTCCAGACGTGCTATGTATGTTACGACCTACCAGGTATTTAGTTATGCAGCCATTCGCGCATCATATTCCGCACGCTTTTGAGCATTACCAAGAACTTCCCATGCAGCATTCACTTCTTGCATCTTTTCATTGGAACCACCGGCATCAGGGTGCGCAGATTTAGCGGCTTGTTTGTATGCGGCTTTAATTTCCGCTTCCGTAGCATCATGTTTTACTCCCAAGATTTCATAATAGTCAGCAGCTTTCGCAGCTACTTCTTCAAAGTTCAAACGGAATTTCAGAGCATCGAAAGACGCTTTTGTAGCAGCATGGATTTTCTTCTTAAAATCACGCGCTGCACAATCCAGGTCTTTCTTTGTAGGCACCAAACCGATACGGCTCCATACACTTCCCTCAACATCCCACTTCTTTGACACCTTGCAATCACTTGTGCGTACTATGATTTCAGACGGTGTACCGCTACGCAGTTTAGATGCAATACCGCCATTGTCTTCACGCAACCCGGCTTCCACCGCTTTCACAGTCCAGAACGTAGCTACCACATTCTTCCACACGCGGAAAATCTCGTCCTGTGTCTTATCCTTTGGCGTGTACTCATCACCGGCAAAATTCAGTCCTGAATAATGCGTTTCTCCGTCACGATTTACACTCTTATACACCAAAGTTACACCTACCAACTCGTTTGCGTTTAAGTTCTCAAATTGCACACTGTTATACCTACTAATTGTTCCCATGATTACTGTTTTTTAGGAATTTTCTGCAATAGCGCATTGTAGGCAATCGGGGAATCGAACCCCGACCTACCAAAATAGGAACGCACCACCGGAAACGTTTGCACGCTTCCGATTGCGTTAAAGCCCAATCAGAGCATACTAAATATTCACCTATCCAGTACACTCTATATACAACTTTTTGCCCGTCACTAACAGCGCAACGGAGCCGTGCGCCTTGTGTATGAGTGCTCACCAACTGCAACCAAGCCGATTGAATTGCAGCTTTTTACATTCTCTTACGCTTATGTGGTAGGTAATTTCCATCGTTACCGTTAAAGCACACTTTTGGCATACACTTTTTCACTGTTAGGGCTGCGTTGCGTTGGTGATTATATATATACGCAAGGGCATATATCTTTCTCAGTTCGCATTAGGGGCAGATTTTCACACCTTTGTGTAAACATCCGTTTTTCGGTATGCAGTCGGCAACTGGGCACAACTATGGCACTAAGTTCACACTTTTCCCTTTTGCTGCATGGAGCTACGCACCTATGGCACGCTTTTGTAGCAGACTTATGTATATAGCTCCCCCATAGTGCCAGCGACGGTTTGCATGACAATCTTTAATAACTGACCATTACAGTTATGGGTATTCTTTTCCCGTTCACAAAACATCCCGTTTTATGTTTGGGCGTGCGCTTTTGCTTTCGCTTTCGCACTCCTTTTGCTTTTATATACTACTTTCTTTTGTCCGTTTCTTACTTCTTGTTTTTTACGGTTACTAATTACGTTCATTATCTCGTATCTGTTTGCGGTTTTCGCTTTTTGCAGGTTTACAGATAAAACCAAAACGGAAAGTAAACACTTTGTCAAGTAGCCGTTATCTTAACTTGACAATGCAAAGATATGGCAATATTTTGATATACACAAATAAATAATCAATAAATTGCATTTTAAGGCTGAAATAATTTATAAATACTTGATTTTCTGCAATATACAAACAAACAACAAATAGTATCACTTATAAACACCTGAAAATCAATAAGATAAATCATCCCAACGCACACGCGTGTATGCGTGGTTACTTATTAGGGCAAATCGTGACACACATACACACATGTGCACACATATACGCGCGAGATGTTGTTACCTGGATGCAAAAAGGAACGGGAACAAATCACATACACAAAGAGACAAATTTGTAATAATTCCAAAACAAGATCTAAAACAAAAGAATAAGCAAAACAAAGAACAAAAGTACATTTGTTTCACTTTTGTATATTAGTGAAACAATATAAATAACTGATTAACAAATACATAGCCACTAAAAACACAAAAAAAAGAAGGGAGAGCCGGTTAACTCTGGAGCGAATACCGTATATACAATCCGACCTGATTTTTCAATCTCGTTTTTTCAAAAGCCGATCATTGTATAAAAGCCTATTCCCTTCCAGACCACGTTATTCAATACAATAAATTTATCTCCAGTTTCTAACATTAATTTTATAGTATATTGAATCTGGAAGCTGATATTTTGTAATCATCCCAGCATCAATTTGTTAACTTTATTTTTCCGATACAGAGAAATAATTATTTGCCAATATATTCAAATTGACAACGATATAAGAATTCAATATATAAGTTTTCTGATTTTTTCCAGCCACCTATTTTTTCAGTCTCGTTTTGTGGTAATTAAGCTAAATTTTTATATCCAAATTGACGTTTATCAAAAAATCATATTACATTTGCCTAACAATTGATTATTTTATCTGAATATGAAAACGAAAAAACAAGTAGAGCATTTTCTAAGAAAAAGAAAATATAAGTCTGAGATAGACTTTAAAGGAATTAGTTCTTATTGCAAAACAGAGTATAATATTAAGCTACATGTACCCTCCAGTTATTCGGACGATCCTGAATCTCTCGATTACGCTACATTTGCCAACTGGTTTGACAAAGGATTTGGAGCTGGAGATGCAGTAAAATGGAACGATTCTATAGGTCTGGTACAAGAGGGAAATGTGAATACTGTTTTAATATGCCTCAGAATTGACGGAAATACGCCTAATTTCGACAAAATAACAATACCTATAGATATTATAGCCCCAGCTGGAGAAAACGCCTTAAATCGCCTCTATTCAATTTTAGATAAACAAGGAAAAGAATTTGGCAACCCATTTTTCTTAATAAGCGATAAATATATTCCCAAATCATGTGATTTAGTATGCTTCCATAACCATAAAACAGGTCAAGAAGGATATGGAGTCGTAAGACTTGCAGATAAATCCTCTGGAGACATCGTTATGTATTGTTATGTTATCAAAGGGGAACCGGTTAAATACAGCATGAACGAATATCTGGGAAAAATAGATGATTTCTCGTTTACAACTTTCAAGCCAGCTGATTATCAAAGAAAAGCTCTGGATATAGAATTGGCTAAGGTTGGTAAGACATGGAATCATTTTTTAAAACGCATTGAGCCTTTGAACATGAAAGTATCTAAAGGAGACCGCTACTGGTATATCACAGATAAGATGCAAGTTACTTCAGATGTGGAAAAAGAAACTGTAACAAGTAATAAACGTTATCTGGCAGGCAATTATTTCCGAAGAGAGAAAGATGCAATTAGAATACTGTCTGAAGAAATGGAGATTAGAAGAAATTTTTTAGCCGAACCCGAAATAAGATAATCGAGGTCGGCTAAAGAAAAGGATTCTGGAAGGTGGCAGAAGGCTTCATGGTTATTCTGCCGCCTTTTTGTTATAAAGCTCTTCCACATCACTTGCCTGATTTACCCGCACGTTATAGTTTATAATCTTATCGACTGACAACTGTTGAGGATGCAGTTTAACTGTATTTTTTTGAGGAAGTTCTTTCCATAGGGTTCTCAAATCTTCTACAGGCACCTTCGATTCGTTCGAGAAACGTTTAAGTAAATCTTCATAAGCAGCTTTCGTCACTTCTGATGGACGAGGTTGCTGATTACTTTCCCGTTCTTTCACAAACTCAATCATAAGCCATATTGCATACTCGGCGTCCGTCAACATATTCGTATCTTTTTCGGCGACTTGCCGGAGAGATTCAAGAAATATTAATCTGGAGGTTCGGTCCTCTACTCCTTTCCGTTTAATTTTTCTGGAAGGTGAAGGGGACTGATTGATGTTTTTAATTTTACTGGGGGTCACACAACATACAGGTTCTCCATTTTGCATCTCAACATCGAATCCAAAAATATTCTTCATGTCTTGTTCTGAAAGAGAGAAATCAGGATTGATAGTCTTTAAATCATTCCAAGCACGGTAAAGAATATCTTTGAAATATTCAATGGGAATATAATTATCTGGAGAGTCTTCATCATATTGCAAATATCCCCAAACTTCTCTTATTGCCATATCAAAATCATTATCGGCAAAATCTGGAAGGTTGATGATGGTTTCAAAGTCAGAAGAAGAAAGATCTGGAAAAGATAAGTCACGGGAATTGAACCATTCTAAAATCTTCATATCAGTTTCTTTATTAAACTCACTTCGTTCGTTATGATTCTCTTTATTCTCTTTATTATCTATATATATCTTATTCTGTTGTTCAATATGAGCGGACCCTCGTTCAATATGAACACACCCCTGCTCATATTGAGCGCACCCTCGTTCATATTGAGCGGACCCCTGTTCATATTGAACGAGGTTAGATCGCTCTTTGACTATATTTTCAGATAGTTCTTCTATGTCTTCACCTTTTTCTTCGTCTATTTGCGAGGGTGTGTTCATATTGAGCGAGGGTGTGTTCATATTGAGCGAGGGTGTGTTCATATTGAGCGAGGGTGTGTTCAT